AATTCAGGAGGTAGACCTTGTCCACCTTGTTCTGATTGCATTGCTGCCATATCATCTGGAGTCATGCCTGGTGGCAAACCTTGTCCTTCTAAAGATGCCTGGTCAGGAGTCATGCCCTCTGGTGCTTGTTGTTCTGGATTTTGTAAAAATGCTCCTGCATTCTTTACTCCGAATCCAGTACTTAAAACATACTCAGCCAACTTAGGCAAGTTAACAAGTCCCGCTTGGGCAAACGGTTGCATTGCCGAAACTATCTGCATAGCCATATCTCTACGGAAAGCTTCATTACGTGGGGCTGTAGATCCAGCCTCAACATTAAAGTCAAACTCACCAGAAATATAATCTTTATCAAACGTTAACCATATAGGTGCGTTCTCACTGCCTACTATTCTTACAGTCTGCTCACCAGTTAGATACTGTTGGGCTAGCATTATAAGATTAGAAGCACATGCAGCTATGCAGTTCTCAATATCTATAAGCTTTTCAGCTACTCTAGCATTACCAGACTCAGCAATGATTGATGCTTCGCGGGCGGTTCTAGTTGTTTCTGGAATGATTCCACGCTGATACTCTGAGACACCTGACACACGGTCGATGTCTGCTTCAATTGACTCACTCATCTTATAGAATTCAGGTGGGTTAATATAAGCTGGCATTGCAGCTACTACGTTCTGTAGATTCTCATTACCTTTAACTGGAACCAATACGTTGTCATCATCTGATGCCAAAGCCTGACGGCCAGCATCATCGAATGCTGATTCGCTAAACAGATACTTACGGGAGAAGCGCTTTCTATGGTTCATCATCTGTGTACGAGTTTCATTTAATTCGTACTGCAGTGGTTCAATTGCTTCAAGTTCACCCATTGGATAAAAGAATCCAGGAATCTCATAGTTGCGCAACATGATAAAAGGATGGCCAAATACGTATGGCATCTTTACTGGCTTAACTAGGAACTTGTCACCAGTGTCTGAGAATATGCACATCTCACCAGTATCAACATTGTAATACTCATAGATATTGCACATAGCTTCTTCTGTGTCATAGTTATAATCATAAGCATTAGTAGCTAGGAAGTCCGCTGCTCCTGTATTAATAGCTGGTCCTACGTTTTGTCTTGCTGTGTAATCATAACGTTCATCATTCTTAACATCTTTTAATGTGCGGCGACTTTTCTGTGCAATCCAACGCAGGTCATTCATATCTGTTGCGTAAGGATCTACATACATGTTAAATGGGTCAACGCGCTCTAAGAATGGGCGGTCTTCTCTAATTACGAATGTTGATTCAACATCACCTGTTGGTGGATTCTCTCTACTTGCAGCTTCATCAGCAGTGTCTTGAATATCATCAAGCTTTGCTTCTTCAACAAAACGATAACCAGTTTTAACCCAACCATGACCAATAATTAAATAGTCTTTTGCTGCTCTTTGAAACTCTGGCTGACAACCATAATGCTGCCACCAATAGTTAATGATTGATTCAGTTACTACAGCTTTGTCACCATCTTCTGGTCTACGCGGGTTAACATTAATCTTTGGACGACCAATAGCAATTGCAGGAGCTAGAGTATTAATAGTTGAGAATGCAACGTTAACAAGTAATCTGTCACCAACGCCAGCACCACGGTAATGTCTACCGCGATACAAGTTTATTAAACGTTGCCAGAGTTGAATATAATTTTGCTGCTCTAATACTTTTTGTGCTAAATTAATTTTCTGTCTATACTGACTTAATTTATCTGAGTTACTTTGTCTTGCCATATTAACAATCCCACTTCTTTAATGCCAACGCTTTACGTGTTGGTCTTCCCTTAGAATCTTTCATAGGTCCTGGATTTCCTTCCATACGAGCACAAAATGATTTTCTTCTTGCTGCATCTTTTGGTGACTTAGCTGCCTGCTTAGCAGATACTGGTGGTTTAAGGTTCATGCCTTGTTTCTTTGCTGATGCGCGACCTTTAGCATTCAATCCACCTGTAGGACTCTTGCCTTCTTTTCTTTGCCAAGCTGGAGTTTTAGCCATTACTTCTTTTTCCTTGCAGCTTTCATATTATCAATTAGATTTGGGTAAGGTCTACCTGCTGCTTTAGCAGAAGCTTTAGCTGAAGCTTTTTGTGCAGCTGTAAGTTTCTTTGGTGCACCTAAAGATTTTGGACGTGCCTTTTCCCATACTGGTTTACTTTTTTTTGCGGCCATTATTTCTTTAACCCTTCTCCAATTGCTGCTAATCTGCAGTAACCATTTGGCTCAGCTTTTTTTACAATGATATGGCAACCTTTCATTTCAGGACACCAGAAAGCACAGTTAGAGCATTTAACTCCCATTGTTTTCAATTCATTTTTTGCAGCTGATACATACCCAACCCAAATACCATTACCGTCATTATCAGCAAGTTTGCCATATTCTTCAACTATATCAAACATAGATTCAACGTAATCAGATTCTGCAGGAGCAAGTTTAATAATAGGATTAGTTACACCTTCAGGTAACCCTTCCATTTCTTTTTCTTTTTCCTCTTCAGTCTTGCCAATCATAATGGCAATCTTGAATGCTTCGCCTACTGGTGTTTGTGAATATTTCATTTTTTATTCTTCTTTACTGGTACATTGTTGACAACTTTTTTTGTCTTCTTCTTCTTAGGATACTTTTGCTGCGTAGTGCTGTTCATAGCATCCATATCCCTCATCTGGATGTTAGGAACTGGCATTACTTAGCGCTCGAGTAGAAGCCAACTTCAACTGTAACTGTACCTACTACAGATTCAAAAGTTACTGGGTCAGCAAGGTACACGCCAAATTCTGCTAGACCAGCTACACTACCCCTAAAGTTGTGAGCATATTGTGTAGGTGTTGCACCGACCGAACTAGTTACTTGAGTAACTAATGACGAAGCATCTGATGCATCATTTACTCCCCATAATGCTGGTGAATTTTGGCTTGCACCTGCGCCACCCCAAAATGAAATAGTTCCATCAAAACCAGTTGCTGCGTAAATGGTTATTGCTACTGTATCATAACCAGCACAATTCATTGGGAACCAGTCAGCTGGAAAGTTGTATGGGCCAGCTGAACCATTGTATGTGTACGTCTTTTCAAGTTGTAAAAACATTATTTACCTTTTGCTTTCTTTTTAGATTTGTTTGCTTCACTAAGTGCAATGGCAATTGCTTGATTGCGCGATGTAACTACTTTTGCTTTCTTCGGTCCTTTAGGATCTACTCCACTGTGCAGTGTGCCAGCTTTATATTCCTTCATTACTTTAGAAATTTTTGCTTGAGCTTTAGTTTTCTTCATTATGCTTCTGGTCTTCTCTCTCTTGCAGCATCGCTTGGTGAAGAGTTGTTACCATCTTTTGACTTAGGTTTAAATGGATTCTTTTTATCCCAAGTTGCACGTGCCTTTGCTCTTGCTGCTTTTTCTGCTGCACTGCGTGGCTTGCCTGCAGGTGTTGGTTTAATGCCAAGTCTATCAAGTTGTTTTTGTACATATGCGCGACGTGCTGCTTCTCTTGGAGCTTGCTTAAGCTTTACATATGGCTTAGCCGTTGAAGCTGCTGGAGTAGTAGAAGTAGAGGATGCTGCGGCTTTTTTAGCAACCTTAGCGCCAACTGCTAAATCTTTTGCCATACGTGCAGCATTGGTTTTTGCATCTGCTGCTTTCTTTTGCGCAGTAACATCAGCTGATTCTTTTGGTGCCATGGCTTTTGGTTTGCCAGCTTCAACAATTCTTTGTGCAACGCCACGAGTATCTTTTGGTCCTTGTGAAGCACTACCTTTAGGAAAGTATGAAGGTGTTGGTTTTGGGTTGCCTGGACCGTATGGTCTATTTACTACAGCACCTTGTGCAGCATTGAATGCCTGTGCCATTGTTGGCTTAGCTGGCTTTTGCCCTGGTGGGTATTTTTTATCTTTTGAACTGGCCATGATTATTGCTCCTTATTTGATTTTGATTTTGGTTTTGGTTTTGTCAAATGCCATTCAATATGGCCATCTAATTTGTCTGCGATTTTGTCTATCTTGCCTGCCAACACACCGTGCTGTTCAGAACTTTCTTTTCTAAAAGATTGTATTAGCACAACAAGAGGACCGCCAATAACAGCGACAAGAACAGGAACGAGCCAATCAGCCACACTAAATCAGTTCCTTGCGAGCTGGAATCTTTTCAATTTCGCCTGCTTTAAATCTTGGGGAATCTTCCATAGCTCGTTGTTGCTCTCTTTCAGTTGGCCCATGAAATGCTTCTTGCCCATGAGTAAAGCCCAATCGAACACCCTTAACATGACACTTGAAGCAAAGCTGTCTCTTCAGGTCATTTTCTGACTCAATTGGTCTTTCGCAAGTTGAACACTTCATACAATCTCCTATTATACTATAAAACTTTTTACATTACTAGTAGTAATTAAATTCTCCGATAAGCCAACGTTCTTTTGCCTTCTGTGGTTTAGGAACTTTACTGGCAAAATAAGCTAATGTACCAAATGCAGCATCTGTCTTAGGGCTATACTCTGGAAGCCAAACGTACTTAAGCATCTGGTTGGCAATAGCCAAAGACATTACACGGTCATCGTGCGGGGAACCATGGGTAGATCCATTATCATCTCGAACAAAAGTTTTAAGTTCAGCAATAGTATATTCGCACTTGAGGTCTAAGACGCCATCTCTGAGGTGTGCACTTAATTCGTCTATAGCTAAAGGCTTTGACAAGGTTGTTGTGCGCCAACCCAGCTTTTCTCCCGCTTCAGCGTTCCTAATGTTTAATTGACGTTGTCTATATAGATTAGTGTAATTAGCTTTATTTAAAGATGTTAATGTTGTTAAACCGTGGTTATTAGATTCAACACCTATTAAAGCTTCATTATAAAAGAAGCCTAATGAATAAAGAACTTCTTCACCAAACTTGTCTGGATCCACATGTCCATGCCAATGGGCTACTACAGTGCCAGACTTAGCATCAATAACATGAGCGGCAGAATAGTCACCCCTAGCCAATCCTTCGGCCACGTCAGCTCCAATAACATATCTAGCTCCAGCCTGCGGTAAAGCCCATATGGAGAGTGGTCCACCGGAGGACTCAAACATAAAAGAGTTTCGAACATCAGATAGTTTTTTATTAAAACCTTTCTTGGGAGTTTCAGTTATAAATTTATTTAAAGCATCAATGTCAAATACTGGGCGGCCAGAACGAATGAAAGCTTCCTCAGGATTTGATGGGTATTCTTGGTGTAACTGCCATATTGGTAGTTCTGCGGCTTGCGCGTCATACCAAGCTTGGTCACGACCAGATGCTGACCATGGAAAGAAGATTCCACGGAAACGGTTGGTGCCAGTCTGTGACCCATGCCATAAGTTAAAGAATATATTACCTTCACCTTTAGCAGTAGACAGACAGATAACACGACCACCTACGTCAGCAATAGGCTCAATAGATGCCCAAGCTTCTTCAGGGTTAGGCAAGAACGCCATTTCGTCAATGATAGCTAGGTATACAGATTCACCACGAGCAGGTTCATTAGCAGATGGCATTGATTCAATTACAGAATCATTACTAAATGACATCTTTAAAACGTTATTTTGTAATAGTTCAGGACCAGACAATCTCATCCAGTCAGGTATAAATTTATAAATATACTTAGCTTTTTGTAAAAGCTTTGTAGCTTCACGTTCAGTCTTTGAAAGCATGACCACAAATCTATCTGGCCAAAAGAAGGTAATCCAGAATGCATAGGCTGCAGCCAGTGTAGAGAATCCGATCTGACGAGCTTTAAGAACTATAGTATATCTGTCACTTAACCAAGCTTTAACAGTTTCTTTTTGCGCGTCCCTCAAAACAAAAGGAATGCGTCCTTGGTTAGGATGTTTAATAAATGCATAGTTTTCACAGAAGAAAGCAAAGGCTTCTGCTAGTTCATCTGGTGTTGCGTTCTCTGGACCACGGCACTTACGGAAATTCCATTCGTTAATTAATTCATTTACTTGCATTTAATTCCTTCTTCTTGTGATAATATCTTAAACTTCTTGCTCTTTCACAAGTAGCACATGCTCTTCCACCAGGATGTGATGTTTTATAAATATTATTTTTAATAAATTCATGTCCTCTTTTGCAATGAGTTTTAGATTTCATTGGATGAGTTCCAGATTTTATCATATCTTGAATATTTTGTTTTTGCGTGCCTACATATAAATGTTCTGGATTTACGCAATGTCTATGTGAACAAATTTCATCTTTATGATTAAGTTGTTTTCCTTTAGGTATTTCACCAATTAATAAAGTCCACACAACTCTATGAGCTACTTTTGGACCATATTTTCCATAACCATTTTTATCAATATGGCCTTTCCAAAGCCAACAAGAATCAGTCTTATTTAAGAGTTCATCTAAGTTCACGCCAAAACTCCAATCCTGAATACTTCTTTATCGTCTCTGGCAAGAGCACGTCCTGCGGTCTCTTAGACAGCTTCTGCATTTGGGGTCGAATCGTGTGTAAATCCTTGATGCCTGTAAGAGATTCTCTCGAGATGCCTGAGCTGTCAACAATGTTTTCAAACTTGTGATTATATTTCGGAATTTCCAAGAAGTCATATATCTTATTAATCTCCTGTTCTGGATTAGAAGTTAAATCATCATATTCAACAAAGTGAAACAAGTGTCTAAATTGTGGCATTGTCGCGTGCTTCATGAAGTTTAAAGTTAAAGCTATATCTTTATCATGTCGCATTAAAAAATCTGCTCTTCGATCTGCTAATGGTTTATCTGGAAAGGTATAAGCTAAAACCTGTTCGTCCATTATGTTTGCTTTAGAATCTGGTGAAGCATTAATAACTGTGTCAAATGAAGTCATAATATCTAAAACATTTCTTACTGGACAAATAAACTTAACGTTTTGCGTAATATATTTAAATATTATTTCTGCGCCAAACGGACTTGTCCAGTTTAAATTCTTATCAATAATATATTTAACTTGTTTATCTGCATAGAAGTTATGTGGAATATTTTTAATTACATTGTCTATTGCTATATCTCTATTATAATCTTTATTTTCTAGTTCATTATAACTTTGAACTTGCGTCGACATCATTCTAAATAATGGACTTGCCGGCGTTACCCACATGTCTTTATTTTGATTTAATATTGCACTTAACACTGTTGCGCCAGAACGTTGCATTCCAGCCATAAAAAAGAATTGCTTCATTTGTTTCCTTCGTAATTGCTTACTTAACTAGTAATGCCAGATTCTAATTCTATCACTCTTTGCGTCAAAGTTTCTACTAGTTCTGACAGCTGCTGTACTGCTTTAATTAAAATTGGATATGTCTTCATAGGATCTGCTTCCCATGCATCTGGATTATCTTTATGAACCAATCTAGTGTGGTCTGAATAACCAAACGTTTCTTGAACCGTATCCAATTCTTGAGCAATAAAACCAAAGTCTTTTCTTCCAACAAAAACTTCATTAATAATTTCATTGCCATCTTCGTCTAAGGTTGGTCGACGGTTCCAATCAAACATAACTGGACGCATTGCTTTAATATAGTCCAATCCTACTGGAATGTTTTCAATATTAGTTTTATCTCTAACGTCAGACAGTGATGAAATGGTTTGGTCATTACAACGCAGGTTAGTAACTGCATTATTACCAAGAGTAAACTCATTGCTTACAGTTGCTGTAGATGGTACTGCATAATAGCCAAGACATGTTACGTTACTTCCTGTTGTATTACCCCTACCAGCATTTGAACCAAGAGAAGTATTTTGTGTTCCTGTAGTTGTGCTATATGCTGCTAATCTACCAACTGCTGTATTGTCACTTCCATTGCTAATATTTAATGCATAATAGCCAACTGCAGTATTGTCTACTCCTGTTGTATTTGACCTTAAACTATATTCGCCAATTGCAGTGTTAGAATCACCAATGGTATTTGAATACATGGAAGCATAACCAACTGCTACGTTATGAGAACCAGTTGTATTAGACTTCAGCGCCCAATAACCGATTGCAGTCATACCAGTTGCATTATTAACTTCTCCAGCAAGGTTGCCAATTGCAACACAGTCACTAGCTGTAGTAGAATTTTCCATTGCACTATTTCCTATAGCAACGTTGCTACTTGCAGTAGTAGCATCTTTCAAACAGTAGTAACCAACTGCAACGTTAGAAGCACCTGTTGTTGCACTATATAATGCTTTAGTGCCAATAGCAACGTTTGGTCCTCCAGTTCCAACATAGTTATACATAGCGTCAGTACCAATTGCTACTTGAGAACTACCTACGCTATTTGTATATAAAACATTGTTTCCAATTGCTACGTTGCTTCCACCAGTTGTATTAGAATACATTGCTTGATTACCAAGTGCAACGTTATAACTACCTGTAGTAGTACGGTTAAGTCCTTGGTTACCAATGGTTAAGTTTCCAGCACCAGTTGTTAATCTCTGCATTGAGGATGCGCCAATAGCTACGTTATCGCTACCAGTTATAGTTCCAGTATAAAACACTGTAGTGTTGTACATTGCTTGGCGGCCAATTGCAGTATTTCTAGATCCAGTTGAAAGACTGATTCCAGCATATGAACCAAGGAGTACGTTGTCAGAACCAGTTGTGTTATAGAATCCTGCGTTTTCACCAACAGCTACGTTACGGTCACCATTAGTTAAACCTAATGAATAGTGACCAATTGCCATGTTGCGTTGACCAGTTGTTAAACCATTACCAAAGAAATCGCTACCACCAAGTGCACGGAATCCTAATGCTACGTTTCTAAAACCAGTTGTAACATCACGCAATGTTTGAATACCAAGTGCATAGTTGTAACCACCAGTAGTAATATCTTGCATTGAGTCTGCGCCAATTGCAATATTTAATCCTGAACCAGAAGCTGTTGGTGCAGTGTTTGACATTGCATTGTAACCAGCTGCCATGTTAAAACCAGTTGCACCTCCATAATAAATATAACCAGTTGTTTGATAAACATTCCAACCAATACCATTAT